TATCCCATGGATCAATGCGAACATAAGTCCAGCGTGGATGAACCAAGTCCAAGAAGCGTTGCCAGGCAACACAAATAGGATCTAACAATTTAACCCACTTGATGTATGGATTGTCGGCTTCTTCCTTGAGATTGTAGATGCGATCTTCGTCTCGTTCCCAAAAGCATATGGCCTTGAGGATAACATACGGTGAGATCCAGTGATTTCTGTATTTTGAGGTCCATACACGCATTATTTTTTTCCTTCACAGATATCCATTGCCATTGCCCGATCATGAAGTTTGTCCCATACATCTGGCTCGCCTTGAAATAGGAAAACTAATAATAATATTGATAAAACAAATCCTAAATCTTTCATAGTTCAACTCCAAACTGCGTTTTAATAACTTCGGCACATTCATATGCTACTGAATCGTAATTACTATTCGGTCTTTGTTCTGCCAACTTTTCTGCCAGTTCCTCTACCTTGCCAGCACATTCTCTCACAATCAACTCGGCTAGCTTATTAGCACGGCCTGCTAACTCGGGAGCCGCATAACCGGCTTCTAACATAAGTTCTTTAATGCGTTCGTTCATTCCAATCCCCGTTCTTCTATACCCTTAACCAACCACTCTGTTAGCGGTTCGCCCTGAGTTTGTTTAATTTTTAACATACGGCCATTCATAAACAAGGCTTCATATTCTTCCTGGTCTTCTTCAGACCGGTAATAGTAAAAACAAATTACACCATCAAAATCATCACAGCATACCCAACGCTCATTGCTTTGAACCATTGTTCCGCCTAGGAACCCGTCCGCACTATCAACCCACTCTGAGTCATATTCTTCATGCCACAGACGCCAATGACCTGAGTCCTGATCCTGTTCAATCTTGTAATTATCCAGAGTTTGTAAGGGAGTATCTTTGGTTTGATACTGCCGACCTCGATACTCAATGTTGTCAAACATGCCCATTATTCTACCCACCATTCAATTTTAGGATTTGTTTTTTCATACTGTTCAACCAATTGGTCCATAGTCCACAAGTCATCAGTTTCAATAGTTTCTAACCATTTACCAAATTGAGCCCACGATGAATCTTTCATAGGATCAACACCAATTTCCGCACCCCACGGACCTAACCCTGTGCCACAACAATCAATACGACCACATGAATAACTTTGTAGTATCTCATCATACTCAAATGATTCACCAGCTTTTCTGCCAGTGAGTTTGGAATCTTCTGTTAGTGTTCGGGTGACCCGTTTGGTCAATCCGCGATCTATATACCATTGCAAGTTAATAACACCCATCCAATTTGTAGAATACCTAATCATCGTTAACTCCAGGCCAAACGGAAAAAGGTTGCCAACTGCTCGGAAGCAAATCTATAGCCCAATTCGGTCTGCTGATAATCGGTTCCACACTGATAGCCATGATCAACTAACCACTGACTCATGCCTTCGCATCGTTGAGCGATTTCTTTACGGATCTCAAGTCTGTCCTGATTCTTACCTGTGCCTAGACTAGTATAGCGACGCACCAAATCCGCATAAAACGGTTCGGTATCTACAGCAATACAAAGATGTGGGTATAGTAGTTGACTCATGCTACTATTATACTATCTTCAGTATTAAGAGTCAAGTCGTAAAAACCCACTAAAGTGTGCTTCTGTGAGAGGCAGGGTGGGTATGTGGCTTTTTGGCTACAGTTTTATTGTTTGGTGGCCAATCTTTCCACGGCTTGTTGAGCCATGGCCCGGAATGGACCCGAGGAAGGACTACATTACGGGTCCATTCCCATTCTTAAATCCGACTTCCCCTCCCTGCTCTTTAATCCTCTTTAATACATCTTCAAATAAGATTGGAGCAAAGTCGGGTAGTTGTTCAACGGACACATTGAAATATCGTGGATCAATCTCGTCGCTATATAGAATTTTGCCGGTCTTGGCATCAACTCCGCGTGGCTTCATTACACGATTGGCGTGGAGGTGGCCGTGGATTGAGCAACCAAATCTACCTAGCGATTCTTCATGAATAGGAATATGGCTAAGAATCATTCCATTCATCACATGATATGCACGAAGTTCACGGAAGTATTTCCGGTAGTCCTCATCTTTAAAAATGTCGTGATTACCACGAATAAGAACCTTGTCTCCGTTAAGTCTATCCATAATAGGCAATGCTTTTCGATTCATAACAACATCACCTAAGTGGTAAACTTTGTCGTTAGGTCGTACTCTTTCGTTCCATGCTGTAATCATGGCCTCATCCATCTCCTCAGCAGAGTCCCACGGGCGAAGTTTTGTAACCCCATCACTACGAGTGAAGCGACATACACCGGCATGACCAAAGTGTGTATCGCTAACTAAAAATACTGCTGGCATATTATGCTCCTTTCTCTAAGTTAATAAAACATTATACTATAAAAGTATTTTTTTGTCAATTCTGGTGGAAATGGAGGGATTCGAACCCCCGACCTTGTCCGTATGAAGGACCTGCTCTACCAACTAAGCTACATTTCCGTAAATGAAAAAAGGCGTAGAGTATTATCCCCAAACCTCTTTATATTTTTCTAAAGCCTTTTTTCTTGCTAACACAAGTCTAATTTTCATTTCATCCGAAATGTCTTGTACATCAGCTGTTTGGTCGACTAGCTCTGGACGACGATATCCAATTTGAAACTCTGGAGTTTCATCGTAATAGTCATCATCGTTATCATTTAAAAATACACGAGCTAACGGTCGCTTAGGTAGATGTAGTTTTGCCTTCGTTCTTGTGATGATAGCACGGACCCGACCGTTTGCTGTCGCAGTTGGGGCAACCCATTCTAAGCGATTGGAATCCAAAGACTGTGCCAACTCGGCTGAGCTTTTCTGGCTTATTATTACTAAAGTCGCGAGTGTTAATACTTGTAACAGGGTGGGTATACATGAGTTTCTCCTAAGCATACTATATTAACGCTTAAGAGTTACACTAAGTTGACAATAATATTGCCAAAATTATATCTTTTGGTCCGGCGTACAGGAATCGAACCCATATTCATCGGGTAGAAGCCGATTGTACTATCCATTGTACTAACGCCAGCTTATATTGAAACACACTAGAAGAACCGTGACGAGCGGATTCATTTACCTTCCTCCAACAAGCGGAAGCCCATACCGGTCAGATATGGTGCCACTACTAAGGATTAATGTGCTTCAATATAAACTGGTCCAGGCGCAGAGATTTGAACTCTGAAAGTTCGGGTAAAAGCCGAATATGATAGCCAGTTTCATCACACCTGGATTGTTTTTCTTGCTTGCGTAGAGCTTTATTGCTCTTGCGGTGCGAGCCCGCTTTCCGTTTATTTGCTAGTACAGCAAATATATTTCTTGCTTTCATTTTACTTCTCCTTTAAAAATCTGTTAGTGGAACTAGTTCCTCTAAATTTACAACATCGGTCCAATCTTCAATATGGCCCGAGTAGTAACCGTTGTGTTCGTTGCGTACTTCAAAATCAATATATCCACGGTTAGTGCGAATAGTAAAGAAGCCATCTTCGACTACTTCTGCGTATTCGTCATCTGTCTCAACATTGACCCACTCTTTTTCTTCTACAGCAGTAACTAACGCACCACGTAGCAAATCAAAAGTGTTACCTTCTCCAATTACATCTCTACCTTGAAAGTGATTAATGTAAACAGTATTACAACAATCGCCACATACATAAAATCCTAATACTTCTCCTTCGATGGTACGAAATGCAACTCTATCATGGTCTTCGTTTAGGAAAATACCATTAATGCGTTTTCCAACTAGCTTGTTTAAAACCATGCCATTCTCCTTTTAAAATTTAAAACATATTAGGGGTGACCTGTGGAATTCGAATCCACCCTATCGGAATCACAATCCGAGGTGCTAACCGCTAACACTAAGGCCACACCTAATATGTCTATGGTGCACCCTCTTGGTTACGCTCCAAGCCATCCAGCTCTTAGAGCTGGCGCTTCCACTAGGTTAGCTTAGGGTGCTCTACCTCTTGATATCCAACCATCATAGTTGTCGACATCTTTTACTTCGTCTACTCCTAGTTTACTCGTGCAGTTAGGATTTTCACTACACATCGTAACAAAGGTATGTCCAAGGCTACGATGGAATTGAGACGCAGATAATGCCATACTTAAATCATCAAACACTTCTGCGTGTGGTTTATTATCCACAGTATAATAAACTTTAAACATATTCACTTTCTAAAATTGGTACCTCGTGATGGTGTCGAACCACCGAGACCCACTTGTAAGGAGGGCAGTATACCGTTTACTTAACGAGGCATTTGGTAGAGGTACTAAGATTTGAACTTAGACTAATGCCTTCAAAGGGCACGGTGCTGCCGTTACACTATACCTCAACAGTTTGGTTGCGGGTTCTGGAATCGCACCAGAGACTAGGGCTTATGAGACCCTCGAGATACTCCTTCTCCAACCCGCGATAGATTGGTGGACCGTGGGAGAGTCGAACTCCCTACTCCTGCGTGCAAGGCAGGTGTGTTCCCAATTATACCAACAGCCCTAAATTCTTTTGCCATTCATTAATAAATGGCAATACTTCGTGTTTCCATTTGCTATGAACCATCTCGTGATGATTTGGGCATAGCGGTATTAAATTACTGGGCTTGTTATTTTTTCTATTCTCATCAATATGATGGATAGCAACAATCTTGTCAAACCCGCAAATAATACACTTGTGTTCGTGATGCTGTTTTGCTATAGTCGCATAATGTGTGGCATTGTCTTTCCACCAAGAGCTTCTGTTATTAGCACAACTTCTACTACAAAATCTAGCTGTTTCAAATTGTTTGGTATTTTGTCTACCAGTCCAAACAAATTCTTTATTACAGCATCCGCAAATTTTAGTATGATCTTTTACTGGACCATACTTTCTATTTACTTTTGCTATTTGACCAGCTTTATAAGATTCTGTATAATATTTTCCGTTATTCATAATTTTTAATTACTTTGGAGCGGGTAGAGAGAATCGAACTCTCAACTAAACCTTGGCAAGGTCTCGGGTTACCATTACACCATACCCGCAAATTTATAAAATACTTTCTAATAACTTCCTAACATCTAATGTAATAGGTTGTAAGTTATTTACTACTGTAGAATCTTTACATATCCAATTAGCAACAGGCAGTCCTGGTTTTAAATTAAACTGCCCGCTTTTTGTTTCAAGATTCCTATTACATTCGTCCCACGATAATTGCGATATAGCAAACTTATGCGGGGCTGACTGAATACATAACAAATAATCAAATGATTGATTAAATTTAGACTTATTAGTATTTTGAAGTGAAACTCGTCCTGTAATTGTATTCTTCGGTGAAAACATATCAGCTACTGATTTAAATTCATATTTTGTATTAGTTTCTAAATCAATGCTATCATATCCTTCCTGGTCAACATACTTTAATCTTCCGTCTGTTGCTTTCTCTAATGCTAATGCTAGAACTTCGCCTTTGAGAAATCTATAAGATGGCTTATTAAGTTGCTTGCCAAGTTTAACTAAACAATCAACTACGGGTTGATAATCTACATCCTTCAAAAAACTCATAAGTTCCTTTAATTTGGAGCGGGATAAGAGAATCGAACTCTTGACCGAAGATTGGAAATCTGCTGTTTTACCATTAAACTAATCCCGCATTGGTGTCGTAACGGCAGGGCCCTTCAGGATGAGTTACGACGTTACTACATTGAGGCATTGCACCGTAGCTTACGCTACCCCCATCAACTGCCTCAAATTTTGTGTAGGGCTTCCACCTACTCCCACCTCGCTTTAAAGTCTGCGTGTCCAAGACTTAGTTCTATTGCTAGAACTGAAAATGTTACTTTCTAATACTTTGGTACCTCGGGCCGGAATCGAACCGTTCGCGTTATATTGGTGCCCGGAGCCGGACTCGAACCGGCATGCCTTTTAAAGCGGAAGATTTTAAGTCTTCTATGTATACCATTTCATCACCCGGGCGTTTGATCTATCTTGCGCCAACCTTTAGGTTTACCACCTTTTCTGTTAGCGGCAATTTTTGCCTTATGTTCTTCCGACTTTGGTTTTCCTTTATTTCCAGATCCATTAGTATTACCTAACATTACTTTGCTATTCATAGCAGATGCTTTTTCTAAACCATATTTTTCAACACGGCGTTCAAAAGGATTTTTATGTGTCCCAAACTCTTTACCATCAATGATGATATTATCGTAATCAGTGCCCCAATACAAATGTTTTGGATTACTACATTTACTATTATTACAAGCATGACACAACAGTATGCGCCCGCTTGGAATAGTTGTATCTAAATATTGTGCTAATACACCTTTATGATTAGTAGAGTTACCGCCGCGTTCACAACAAGGCTCGGATAAGTCTAAGTGAGCCCTGCGTTCTTCGCGAGATTTTTTAATAAATTCTTCTACTATAATCATAACAGTATTATATAGTAATAATTTATTACTGTCAAATATTTTGGTGGGCAAGGAGAGACTCGAACTCTCACGCCTTGCGGCACTGGCTTCTAAGACCAGCATGGCTACCAATTACATCACTCACCCATTTACTACTTTTAAACCTTTTAATCTATCTGCGGCATAACTAGCCGCAAACGCTTGTGGCTTAACTAGTGGCTCTACATTACATACGCCACGGATATAACCAATAGCTTGACTTACAACATTAGAACTAGCATGAATTTCGTTAGGATTAATATCTAAATGTACTTCTACAGCACGACCTTCTAATACTTCTGCTAATTTTAAATACAATTCACTAACCTTAAACACTTCAGTCATTAATCTAGTATTAGGTTTATCACAACGGTCATAATCTCGTTCTCTAGTCACTTCACCAAATAACTTACAACCGTGATTACCGTCAATATGTACAACAATAGCGGCTGTATAGTCAGCATACCATTCTTTGCCACGCTTAATTCGTTCAGAGTCCACACCAATATAAATCTTAGTGTCTGGACCTTGAGCATCTATAAACTTTTTGATTTGTGGTATGTTAAACTTCATTATTCTCTTTCTTAAGTTATTTGGCGTCCCGGCAGGGATTCGAACCCCGACCAACAGTTTTGGAGACTGCGATGCTACCGTTACACTACCAAGACGTTGTACTACTATTTAATGTTGGTGCCTCAACCTAGACTCGAACTAGGGACCCTTGCGTTATCAACACAATGCTCTAACCAACTGAGCTATTGAGGCATGGTGGGTCTTGAGAGACTCGAACTCCCAACCGCTAGTTTCGAAGACTAGAACTCTAATCCATTGAGCTAAAGACCCATGTTTGGTAGTAGATATAGGTTATGATCCTATCCGTTGCAGCCCATCTGACCACTCTCCCAGGTTTATAAAACCCGGCCGCACACCAGTGCTATCTACCATATTGTTATTGGCGGAAAGTATTGGAGTCGAACCAATCCACCCATTGCTGAATGACAGATTAGCAATCTGTTGCCTTGCCGCTCGGCCAACTTTCCTTAATTGTTTGGCGGAAGACAGAGGAGTCGAACCCCACCCGGCTCTTCACCAGGACCTGGTTTTCAAGGCCAGTCGCAGGACCATCCCCGCTGCATTATCTTCCATATTGTGGCTCCCCGAGCTGGGCTCGAACCAGCGACACCGTGATTAACAGTCACGTACTCTACCAACTGAGCTATCAGGGAATTGTTTTTGGTCTGTGAGGTAGGATTCGAACCTACAGCCTCCTGACTCCAGATCAGGCCGTCTACCAGATTGACATTACACACAGATTGTTACTGGTGCCCCAGAATGGAATCGAACCACCGAACCCGGCTTACAAGACCGGACCTTTACCACTAAGGATACAAGGGCTATTTTCTGTCTCTACCATTTCCTTTATTTTTAGCCTTATATGTAGGCGTCTGACTATGGCAGTTTGGGCATATTGCCCTTAAATTTTCTTCTTTGTTATTTTTATAATTCCCGTCGATATGATCTAATTCTAGATATAGCGGAAGACCATTATGTTCTTCGATACCACAAATAAGACATTTATTATTTTGTTTTGCCCTTATATAACGATGTATATACATACTAGTTTGATGTTTGCCTCGAAGGCCATCTTCTAAACCAGACTTCCACCGTTCTATGTAACTTTGATGCATTCCTTCTAAGTAATGCTTGCCACAATAGATTCTTTTTTCTTTATGTGTAAATACCGTAGAACATATTTTACAGCTATATTTTTGTAACATATAATCTTTCTTTAACTGGCACTCTGTAGGGGTGACGATCCCCTCTTACCAACGTGAAAGGCTGGGGTCCTAACCAACATAGACGAACAGAGTATAACTTGGCGTCCTCACCGGGTGTCGATCCCGGTCCTACACCTTGAAAGGGTGTTGATCTAGCCAATCGTAATCTATGAGGACATAACTTGGCGACTCCAGGGAGTAACGATCTCCCTCTTCCTCTTAGACAGAGAGGTGTGCGTCCATGAACACTTTGGAGCCTTTGTTGGTTGCGGGCTAGGGTAACGCTCCCTATTCCATCCTGGCTTATGAGACCGGAGTGTGGCTATCACAACCCGCAATAGTTGTTGGAGGAACGGGTCGGATTCGAACCGACGACTTTACAGTTTTGCAGACTGTTGCTTTGGGCCACTCAGCCACCGTTCCGTTATTGTTTGGTGGGTGGTCATGGAGTCGAACCAAGTATGCCAGAGGCGTCTGATTTACAGTCAGGTGCGGTCGCCAGTGCCGCTCACCACCCATATAACGCTCTCTTTAGAAAGCGTGTAATAAAGCATACTAAGGCAATCATTTTTGCGCTGTGGAAAAGCGCCATGTCTTCGATCCGCGATGCCATTGACGGACCAGGTCTTTTAGTATGCTTTATTACGCTGTAGTTTTTTGCTCCACAAAAGGAGTTTCATCGTACAGGCCGCCCGTTTACTAGATGTTTTAAGTGCCTAGCGTGGACCTCGTTCCCACATAACACACTATACTACCTTACTGTTTATTTGTCAATCTTCTATTTGAAAATAAACAGCTTCTTTACGCTGCGAAGCAAGTAATACCTTTGCTCGCTCGATCTTATTCTGAATCAACTTCTGCTTTTGCTCATCACTGAGTGAATAACTATAAGCCTGTTCCACAATACGATCATTTAATTTACTATAATCTATTGTCATCTTTCTTTCCTTTTAAAAACAAAAAACCCGGAGTGTTTAGTTCCGGGTCCTTAAAGTTTGTGATATTAAAATATTACTTAATCATCATATCCTTCTTGGACCCTACTATAATCTTTCCCTGCCTCAATCATATTAAAGCCACTATTATGAATTGTTGAGCGTAAAGAGGCTACCGGGCTCCAGCAGAGTGCTGAACCTTGTGCTATTTGATACGTTACGGACAATCTTGTATTTTTCATAATATGTTTATTATAATGCTTAATTAATTCTTTGTCAACCTTCTTTTTTACTTCTCTGAACTTTTATTTACCTAATGTTGCAATTATACGCATATTTCCATTGAAAGTCAACCACTTTTGGTAAAATTAGTTGCCCCATCTTAAAAGGAAGAGTGATGAGTCGGTATCGCGAACAAAACTTACACCACATAAGTGTGGTTGATCCAATGTCCACATGGTCCAAGTCCAGTGTATGTAATGTCTACCTACTGTTGTTTCAAGCCAATATTCCATAGTATCCACTGCGGCGATCCAATCTAAATTTCCATTGGTTTCTATTATTGGCCAAGGCGCTACAGCTCTATAAGGAAGTTCAGGATGTTTGTCCCAAAGTGCTCGCATAGAAGTATTTACGAGCCCAGAACTTTCATTATATGCTATTAATTGATTAGATCTTCTATAGATTTTTCGAACCCCACTGTAATTACTAATCTCGGTCCTGGGCTCAAATGTACGGTATGCACATAGTCTGTGCGTACAAATGCGCTAGGAGTTAGTAAATTTGATTCTGCAGCCGTAGCAGGGCCTAAATATTCCATTTTTTCTGCTACTGTTGTTCCTGGCATAGTTAGCCCAGTAAAAGGTAATCCAGTTCGAGTACTTACTTGAGTAATCGAGTATAGTCTTTTATCAGTATGATGAAAATCGGTCCACCAATGCATAGGATCTTCTGGATTACCTTTTATTAATATATTAAATCTACTTTTTAAAATTTTATGGTTTTCGTTATCCACATGGGGTCTTCCATAACCTTGATTTTCTAAATTAGCTAAATGTGCGGTTATGATTAGATTGGATGTATCACAATTATATTGCGACAAATAATTTAATAATTCTTGTCCAGCACTTACTTCACGCCATTCGTGCTGTAACTTTCTTTGATCCCAATCTAAATTATGATAAAAATTTTCATTAAAATGATTTTTATATCGATTAAGTATCCAATCTTTAGCTTCCTGCGAAAAATCAAAATCTGTTTTATGGAATAGTAACATTGATTAACTCTTCTATACTTTTATCGAAAGGCACAGTAATTACCAATCTTGGTCCAGGACTTAATTTTATAGTATGAATATAATCTGTGCGTACAAATGCGCTAGGAGTTAGTAAATTTGATGCTGTATCTGTAGCAGGACCTAGATACTCCATTTTTTCTTCATTAGTGTGTCCTGGCATAGATAAACTACTAAATTCTTGATTAGTACGTGTATTTAAAACATTACTATAGTACAAGCGTTTATCTGTATGGTGAAAGTTAGTCCACCAAAGCATAGGATCTTCTGGATTACCAAGCACTATTATATTAAATTTTGAAGTTACTGTTATTTTACCTTTAGCAGGTCCGTATAATTGTTCGGCGTCAACGTGCGGGCGACTATAATATGGTATTGTTAAATTTGCCAGATGAGCAGTTATGATCAGATTAGATGTATCGCAATTATATTGAGAAAGGTAAGACAATAATTCTTCTCCAGCAATAGATGCTCGCCATTCATGTTGTAGTTGATTTTGAATCCAATCATAATTATGATAGAAATTTAATTTGAAGTGATCTTTATATCGGTTAAGTAACCAATCTTTAGCTTCTTGTGAGAAATCAAAATTTGTTTTATGATATAACAGCATTATAATTTCCTACTAGTATTATCAAATTCTATCATAGTGACTCTTTTATTATCTAAAAAATATTTAATACCGTTAATAACTTGATTAACATCAATGACTGTACGACCTAATTCAACGCACCTAGCATTATTTTCAAGAAAACCTGGTATCAACAATAAACATCTTTCTGGATAAAATGGTTTATGATATTGATATGTTTCGTGTATTATTTTTTTATTAACTTGATATGGATTGGTGCTATAGTATCCAGCAATACTTCCAATAGTAATTAAAGTTACTTTTGAATCTTTTAAATCTTTTATGATATTTGCTTGTATAGTACCTGAATAGGCATTATTGAATACTATGTCCGCTGATTTCATTATAGACAAGCACTCGTCGTACTTTGTAGTTAAATCGTATCCGTTACTACGACTTAACCCGATAACTTCTTCATTGGGGAATAATTCAACTATTTTGCTTCCTACTAAACCAGTATGTCCAGTGATTACTATCTTCATTCTATATTTACCAACAAAAAAAGGACCCGAAGGCCCTTTTAGTTTAACTCGTAAAAATTAGAACGAGTACTTAACACCTGCGGTTACGATGTTGCCATTGTAAGCCTTAGTAATGTTATTACCTTTTTGGTAGGCATAATCAGCTACCAAATTTACATTCTTAACTACAGGATAGGCAATCCCTGCGCCAATAAATCCAGCACCACCATTACCTACGCCAGGTTTTTGTGTGTCAATAAATGCAGCTCCAGCACGAACATTAGTTTGTACGGGACCTAGTTTGATAACGTCATAACTCACAGATGCTGTGTAACGATTAACATCAACAGCATTGGTAGTACTACGATCAAAAGTTCCTTGAACGCCAATTGCGCCAAATGATTGACCAACAGAAACGCCTGCGGTATCTTGTTTAGAGCCCATGTTGCGGCCACCAAAAACACCAACGTCAGTTGCGAAAGCAAAAGTAGTTGATGCTAATAATGCTACTGCTAAAATTACTTTTTTCATACTAATAGTTCCTTTATGTTTATACTACTGAACAAATATTTATTGTTTTTTTGCGTTGGCCTGCAAAAATTGCTAGGTTTTGGCATATTTTTAAGTTTAATATACGCATATAATGAAGTCAAAAGAATAGGGGTCGAAGCCCCTATCTGTTATTTTCTGTTTCGACGGATAACTCCGCAAAGCAGTGATTAAACTGCTAATGTTTGGCGTTGTGCTGTACGAGCAGAGAAACGAATTCCCTTACCTGAAACAGTTACTTCGCCTTTAGATGCGTTTGCATTTAAGTTTTTCGCTTGATTTACAGTCATCGCCTACTGTGTTGCCTCTTTCATTATCTCACCATGTCGAAACCTTGTCATCCCCACTGAAACATACTACAGCTTTTGGCCTCGCTACCGATAACTCGGTTCGGTAATATGCTTCGGTGGAGATGCCGGGAATCGAACCCGGGTCCACAGCGCCTTCACTACGAAGGAATTACAACAATTCTTTACAGCGGAAGAATATTTGATGCTTGCTTGCCTTTAGGGCCTGCCACTACATCGAATGTTACCGCTTGATTCTCTTTTAAACTCTTAAAACCATTTGTGCTAATTGCGGAAAAATGTGCAAACAATTCCTCACCACCAGCATCGGGGGTAATAAATCCAAACCCTTTTGCATCATTAAACCACTTTACTTTACCTGTTGCCATGTTACTTTACTTCCTTTATTAAAAACTATTATACTACTATTTTACCTATTTTGTCAACCAATTTGATATAAACAAGCGTAGCGTGATACTTAATATATCTAACCACTCTAAAACTCAAATGAGCATTAGTAGGTATATTTAGTATTGATCGGTTCCGAATTGCTGGCAATGGACCACAACCTAATCTGCTCCACTCTTCTTCAGAGTAATAATACTGTTCAACTGGTTTTTTGTTCTGTTCCATAAATCTATTTAGTACTGGTAGGCCTTGTTACTTAAAGACATTTGGTGGTCCGGGTAGGACTTGCACCCACACTCCCCGAATTATGAGTTCGACGCTTTACTTTTTAAGCTACCGGGCCATCTTTACTACATTGTAAGTATAACATCGTTAGCTATAATTGTCAAGAAATTTTTCTAGACTACCATACAAATTAGCTAATACTGCTTCTTTACTACCAAAAAAAACAATAGACTTTGGTACACCTTTAGTAGTTATAATATAGTAAGGCATTTGAAGTTTTCTATCAAGGTCTAGTATTGTATGCTGATTAAACTTCATAGGATCATCAATGCGATATTCATAAAATTCAAGGTCTAATGTATCGGCTAAAGCAAACCAACCTAATTGAGTTAATCTAAGTCCGCCAGTTGGACGCAAATTATACCACCATGATACTCTAGCTGATTCTACGCTAATGCGTTGTTCTTCCGGGAGTTGATTTACTAATTGTTCTGTAAGTTTGAGTTTGTTACGCACAGTAATATCAAGGATATACTTTTTCGCCTTGCTTGAGTAACACTACGCTAAACTTATCAGTTTTGAATTGTGTGTTGAGTTTTTTGGCAAGATTGATTGCGTGACCTGGATTACTAAAACTTACTTTTTTATATTTAGGTCCAGGGTACTGAACTAATAAATTAGAAGTTTTAAGATTAACTGGTTTATTATCAAAGTAAACGGCCCATACTCCTTCCGAAGCAAGTACTTGCTCGGTTTTGTATGTTTGCTTGTTTGTAAGCTCAGCTAAAATGGTTGGCTTGGGGCGACTCACTTAGAATTCCTTTTGAATAGTTCTTTTCGTGCTTCAGATATTTTTTTACAAGTTTCTGGAGAACGCTTTTTACCTTTGTGGAGCAACGATATTTTTTGTTTGAATTCCTCACTTCGTGGAACCATTATTTGTTTAGCTCTAGCATCTTTTATTTTTTGTTTTGTTTCGTCACTATGCTTTTTTCCTAACATAGTAGGCGCTTGTTTTGCTCTAGCAGTTCGAATCTTTTCTTTACTAGACTCTGTATGTCTATAGTTTTTACTATTTTCTCTAATTTTTTGTCTAGTGGACTCTTTTACAGTACCGTAACTACCTCCCATTAATCCATCTTCGGGTTTAATGTTAGCCCATTCTGCTGACTCGACAATTTTGTTTTCTGTAGAAAATTTTAAAGCGTATTCGACTAATGTTTCTTTATTATCGAATAGCTGACACCAAACGGTAGTAACATCTAGACCGTGTTTATTAAGATGTGCCCGCCAGTGTACGCCAGATCCTAAATATTTGTTAGGATCCCGTATAGTTTTTCCAAAGTATTTTAGACCGGTAGTATTATGTTGCTTAATGTACAACCAGGTAGGTTTAAACGGTTTCGACATAGTATATTATTTAGTCATAATATACCTACTTATTTCATTTATTTGAACCCACCGCCATCAATTTTAAGTTCAATAACCTGGTCCTGCTGGGGCTTTAATGCGGCTGTTTGTAGGGTTCTAAGTTCAAGTAATAGCTCGGTTAAGTCCGCGGCCATGCCTTTAGCATCTTTCATTGGCATAACAAAGTCTTTACTACCCCGAGCATCATTACCTCGAACCCGCTCAATAAATTTTTGTAAGTGTAAGCTCAATGTTCTCTCTTTAAAAAGTTAGCTAGCTTAGGTGGTTCCCATCCCAATGGTTTAAGAATTTTACCATCTTCACGACGGCGTACTTTGCCCAGTTGACGGTCAATTTTGGCAAAGTTAGTAGCCATTACCTCACGCCAAGCACCTTCACCATCTGCGCCCATCGAATTGATTGCTCCGATAGTAACGACAATAATATCGATTAAAGCATCAAGAGTTTCAACTTGATTTTTATTAGCAATAGCTACTTGTAGCTCGTCGTATTCTTCTGTAATCAATTTGGAGTAAAGTCTAAACTGATCATCATTCATGCCTGAGATAGTCTGCTCGCAAGCTGTCATAAATTTTGCTGAATCCTTAAACGGGTTTGTCATACTTTTTCCTTTTTCTTTAATTGTGCGTTGCGTCTTGCTTCGGACCAAGGCTTACCTTTATGCTGTGATCCATAAATCTTTTTTCTCTCTTCTTCTGTAAGAGAACTTCTATGTTGTAATGCCTTTTCTTGCATCACTACTTTTGTATCTTCTGAATGTTCTTTATCTCTAAACGGATTATTTTCCTTCATCCATTCTCTGTGTTTTTCTTTTCTTCTCTTTGCTTCTTCTTTATCCTGTTGTATCTCTTCGTAAGTCTTGCCTTTGTTTTTACCTGGCTTACCTCTGCTGGCATTGCCTATTTTAGTTTTTGCTTCTTCGGTATGACTAAACGGACCACCATCGCCTGCTTCTGGTTTTAAGTTAGCCCACTCTGGACTATCTACTACCTGCCATAAGTCACTGTAGTACAGGCCCCAGGCTCTTATTTCTTCATTATCTTTACACTCTTTTAATATTTCTGTATCAACATCATTGCCGTGTTTCTCGATATGAGCTGACCAACGCTTACCAGAACCTTTGTAAGTGTACGGATCTTGATTAGTCTTACCTAAATATTTTAATCCGGTTTTACGATGAGTTTTAATGTACAAGTAAATCATATTGTACTTAGTCATCGTAAAGGGTTAGTCATTTATTTCTCTTGTATCTTTTTCACTTCTATACAAGCCCATCCCGATGCTGATTTAACAAGTACTCCATCATTCATTTCGCATTGGTTAGCTCTTTGTATTTGCTGATAAATCAAAAAAGGAACGGATAACAATATCAATAAAAGTATTGGCGGCCAAATTTTTTCAATTAAATTCATTTAGGTAGTGCCTCTTCTTTAGTTTGAAATGGACCCTCGTAAGGGTAGCGTTGTAATACAATTAATTTAGGATCTTGCATAGCCGCCCAATGACGACCTTTCTTGACTGTGTACCAACCAGCCGCATACCAAGATTTACTTTTCTTTGTTTTAGTGTAAACTGGTAGCTTTTGTGGAACGTCCCACATAGGATTATATACACGACCTGCTGCCGGAAAGCCATGTACTATATTGGTTGTTTTCTTTTTCTCAGGTTTAATAATAGCTTCAAAAGTAACATTGATATTTCGTTCAACTAATTTAATACTTTTGTATTGTGCTACTACTTGATTATTAATCTTAACTTGATAGCCGCCATCGCAGGCTTCAATGTTCCCTACTTTATTATTATTTTCTTGTAAAATCCAAAACTGTTTATCTATTACGGGTTTAGCTACTAGACTCATTTAGTCATCCTTTTTCTACATTGTTCTTTTACTGCTACAGGATAGTCGGGACTAATCTCTGCGATACCACAATCATACTTTACTGTTACATGGCGTACATCTGCGGGCCAAAATGCTAAGGCTAATATAGTTAACAATACAGCAAATGTTACCGTAGTCCAAAACATATCTTTAGCCATATTATTCTTCAACTCCAAAATGTTCTTTAATTACTCTGCCTACACCTAGAGTAATACCTTCGGCTTCTGAATTATGGTCATTGGCAACTTCGGCACATTCCTGAACAATCAACTCGGCGAACTTGGCTAAATCGTCGTGCGACATATTGCCATCGCTTAGATTATTATCAGTGATACCAGCCTGTTCAGCAAGTTGTTTAATCTTCTCGTTCATTGCTTTAATTCCCAAATTTAATTGTATGCTACTATTGTAACAGAATTTAACCATACGGTCAACTATTTTGGTAACCTAATAAAATTAACGAAAGATAAATATGAACTAAATAAGTGTAGTTCGCGATCCTGGCAGATCCAACTACTCTAACAGTTAAAAAGGAACTATTAGCAATGACTATTTACACGCTTTACATTAAGACGCATAAGAAAACAGGACTAAAATATTTAGGTCAAACTCATTACGATCCCTATGAATACAAAGGTTCGGGGATTGATTGGAAAAAACATATTAAACAGTATGGAGACGATATTACTACTCAAGTTATTTATTCCGGAAAAAATCGTAATGAAATGTCGTCCTTGGGCAGATATTACAGCAACCTATACCGCATTACAACTTCTGTGGATGATTTTGGCAACAGAATTTGGGCTAACAGAACTATAGAAAACGGTGGAGGCGGATGGAACATAGGTAAAACATACTCTACAGAAGAACGAAAAAAGTTTGGGCATACTAAGCATAAGGGTTCTAAACGAACAGATAAACAAAAACAAAAAATGAAGGATAATCACGCAGATTTTTCTGGTAGCAATAATCCTAACTATGGCAAAAAAGCAAAAGATTCAACACTTACAAAAATGAGAGTCTCAAAAGTAAGAGTATGTCGCATAGTTGATCGCAAAGAAATGTCTGTAAACGAACTTACTGGCTGGATTAAGCGAGGCTGTAATCTAAAAGACAACTATCGACATGATCCTACTATCTATTCATTTACTAACCTAATAACTAACGAAACTATTACTGCTACTAAACGAGAAATGATTGAACGATACAATCTAGATCAAAGTGCTATGAGTAGAGTATTAACCAGAAAGTTAAAATCTACTAAGGGATGGTCTTTAACTTTGTAGTGATCCAGTGTAGTGCTTATTAAGCCAATCACCAAATGTTGCTGCGTTTTCGCTTACCTTTGTAAGTTCGTAACGCCCACAAAATTTAAGGAAGTGACTACCAACTTGTCCTACATCCTTGTGACTAATTTGTTCCTTAATAGTATCATCTACTACTTCTTTAACATCATCTGGTTGCGCTGTTAAATCTACTAATGCTACATTACGCTGATAATCGTCCAACACACGATGTTCTACACCATCTGGATCCGTCCAGCGTTGTAGCATCATATTGTTCCAATTATATCCCTTTTTGTCCTTGTCAGCGAATGCCTCCACAAGGCCAACCTTGTTTTTAGTGCCCTTTGTTCTGACACCGGGAAATGCCGAAAAGACATTGTCGCTCGAATCGCCGCGCATACATTTCTCAAAAAGTAACCACTGTGGATCCGGTATTGTTTTTGGTTCTTTAGTTTTCTTGTCGATGACTGGTCTACCTTTGGCATCAAAGATTCCTTCTATAGTATGTAATTCGTCGGTAATTCCGTTATACTGCTTGACATTTTGTGCTAATAATTGAACAAAGTCAGTATCACTGCTGATAATAACGTGTTCATCTTGTGGATGTAATGCGATCCAACGAGCTATAATATCATCCCCTTCTGCTGTTGGGCAACGGATAACACTACAGTTTGTTTTCTCTGACAAGTATTTAGTCAAGGAATCATAGGTTTCCCAGAACATCTTATCTTCTTCTTGTTCTGCTTCTGTAAGCGCAGCTCTAGATACAGCACGATTAGCCTTATATGGTTTGTAGAAGTCTTTGCGCCAACTGCGCCCTTCTAAAGCAAATACCACATGATCCGCCTCAAATCGACGAGCCATTTTGTTAGCGGCCATTAATGTTACATGGAGGGCAAATCCTACCTTTTCCCAAGTATCACTAGCACGAAAGGCTCCATGTCTAGCACGAAAGAAAAGATTAGCGGTATCTATAAGAACATATTTCATACAAACAGTATAGCAGAACTTATATTAAAAGTCAAACGAAATTGTTGGTAATAATGTAATTTAGGAGTAAACGGTTCCAAAAAGAATGCCCGTCTTTACCAAAATGCTTAGAATTTGGGGATACCGTTTCGATATTGGCATTACGAATTTTATCTTCGTAAGTATCTGATATAAAGCTATTGTTCCAATCGTGTTGGATGTTAAAAGATTGGCTACTGTTAAAAAATATATGTTTAATATTTTGGTTGGCTAATTCCAAATGAAATTGCCAAATTTTTCCTTCATCTTCAGCAGTAGCAGGCCATTGGATAATAACTAAAACATCCTGCTTTTTCTCGTCTAACCATTTTTTTGTTGCGGCTATAATATCATCGGTGGTATTATCAACATACGCTTCGCAATGAAAACTATAACGAAGGGCTAGACTTAACATCTTGCCCCAACTGATTGCTATATTATCAGGATGCGGTAGTTGGCCTAAATGAGCTATTCTTGCGTCATCGCCGGCAACAATATATTGATTTACAGCTTCGGCGGCTGTGGTGTGACTATCACCGTTTACATATAATATCATTGTTGTTTTAAGAGTTTAAAAGTTTCAGCTTCGACTACACGTCTGCGTAAACTACTACTTGAAAACGAATGGTCACGATCGTTAAAAATACATTCGATACCTCGTCGATAACATTCACTCTTTCCAGTAAATTCTTTATCCTCATACTCAATACCCAATACACGAACATCCAAAGGCAGTATTAGAAGCAAATCAACTAAGTCTTGTTCTGTTTGATAAACAACAACTTCGTCTACATAGCGACAAGCGGCTAATTGTATTTGCCGTTCAACAATACTTTGTACAGGTTTGTTTTTAGTATCTCGGTCAATAGTAGGATCTGTTTGCAATCCAGCAATTAAGTAATCACAATGGTTCTTAGCTTCGGATAGCATAGCAATATGCCCAGCGTGTAGCATATCAAAAGTACTAAAGGTAATACCAATCTTTTTACCTTCTTCTGTAAGTCTGCGAATGTGATTAAAAATCAACTTACTTCACTCCTGCCATCGCCAACATCGCGACTTTTAACTACTCGCGGCGACATTGCTTCGTATTGTTCTGCTGTTTCTAATACTACATTACGACATACTGCGGTAAACCAACGATCAATAATATCTGCGTCTGTATCTTTAGGATCCATCATATAGCCATGGCGAACCAAATCGGCAATCATTTTGTCATTCCAATCAAATTCAAATGCGCCTGAATTAATATCGTTAGGATCTATGTCCATACTTAATACTTCAAAGTATGCTTCGCCTTTTTCAGTAGCAACTTGTTTAGCTGACTTAGCTTGTTGTTGCGCTACAGCCGCAATTGGCTTCTTTTTAAAAAAATCAAATATTCCCATTACTGATCCTTAAACAAATTTATTTCTTCCCATGGCAAATCTTTTTTGCCAAAGTGACCATAGTTAGTAGTCTTACTGTATATAGGTCTAAACAGCTTAAAGCGATTAATAATACCTAACGGAGTTAAATCTACATTATTATAAATCCACTCTGTTAACGCACGACTATCACCGTCTGACTCTATATAAAAACTCATAGGTTGTGCTACCCCAATAGCATAACTAATTTGTACAGTAGCCCAGTTAGCACGACCAGCGGCAACAATATTCTTAGCCAAATAGCGAGCCATGTAAGCGGCGCTACGGTCTACCTTAGTAGGATCCTTGCCACTAAACGCACCACCGCCGTGTGGGCTATATCCACCGTATGTGTCTACAATAATCTTACGACCTGTTAATCCTGTGTCACCATCAGGACCACCTACTACAAAACGCCCTGTTGGGTTAATATAAAATTCTGTCTTTTCATCTACAAATTCTGTAGGTAATATATTACGAATAATATTGCCAACGTCTTTACGAACAGTTTCGATATCAACATCGGCATTATGTTGTGTAGAACAAACTACTTTAGCAATACGAATAGGTTTGGCATCATCGCTGTATTCAAAAGTAACTTGACTCTTAGCATCTGGTCCAAGATAGTTAAGTACACCTTGTTTACGAACTTGTGTTAACCCTTCTACAATTCTATGACTCCAGTAAATTGCCGAAGGCATAAAGTTTTCTGTTTCGTTACAAGCATATCCAAACATTAATCCTTGGTCGCCTGCGCCAAAGTTGTCTGTGCCTAACGCAATATCTGCGGACTGGCCATGTAGCAAGTTAATAATTTTAACAGTACGCCAATCAAATCCTGACTGCTCGTAACCAATATCTTTGATGACTCGACGAATAGCTGATTCTACTTCTTCTGAATGTAATACACCTTTATATTCTCCAGCAACAATTACTGTATCTGTAGTTACCAATGTTTCACAAGCACAACGAAGACTAGTGTCTTCTTTACTCATTACTAAATCTAAAATAGCATCACTAATAGCATCTGCTACTTTGTCTGGATGTCCTTCTGATACTGATTCGCTTGTGAATAGATAGCTCATTAATTTCCTTTTAATTTCCATATAAGATGTTCGGTACTGCTATGCCATTTGTATTGATACGCTGGTTCGCCTGGCCCGGACCATCCAGCTACGCCACGATAGGCATATTCTAGCCAGATTAACTTATTACTTAGCGCACATTTATGGGGTAGCCAAGAAAATTTGAGTTCCCAAAATGCCTTTCTATAAAAAGGATCGATTAAATCAGGTATAGGCATACCATGAAATCCTTGTGGATACAATCAAGTACCCCAGTCGTTTTTCCAAAGAACCACTTGAAGTCTATCACTATAGCGTAAGCCATTTGCCATAGCTAGTTCTGCTACTCGACGATTATTCAAAGTATAAACACTTTCAACCCCGCCAACTGGCATTAAGTAAATTGGGCCTTTAAACCCAGCCGCTTGATAAATTTGCGATACTGCTAGTGCTTCTTCGGCATCTTCTTCTGTAGAGATTACAAATTTTAAATAAGTGTATCCAACTTCTTGATATTCGCAAACTACTTCAGGCTTAATAGCATCTTCACGCAATTCACCAGAGCAACTTAATTTAGCACTAACACTAAATGTAACTTGTTTAGGCTTGCCAACTCCATCTAATGACCAGTTAATCAAAAACTCTTTAAACTCTGGACTTAGCTTTTGAGTGCCATTCGTTTCAAAAGTAATTTCTCGTAAATTGGCCATCTTAGGATTGTTCAGCAAGTCTGGATAAGCACGTTGCCAACCTAACAAAGGTTCTCCGCCTGTGATAACCAAGTGCTCAGTGCCCCACTGACCAAATGGCAGAATCTCCATAATGCGATTAGCAATAGCATCTGACTCCATTAAAGGACTTAAATCTTTAAAGCGCGGATCCCAACTAGCATAGCTATCACATCCTGTACTTACTAATGGCAAGTCTTCATATTTGGTAAACATATGAGCAACTTCTGCTATTTCTTCTACTTCTGTGCTAAGTTGACCTTTGGGCATACCAAATCCAGCACAGCGGAAATTACAGCCGAAAGTTCTAAGGAATATACTGGGCACTCCCATATAGCGACCTTCGCCTTGAATACTATAAAATAGTTCTGCTACTTTTAATTTACTCACCGAATTCCTCTCTCATCATTTGATCATGTTCATT